TTTCAAATTGACGAAAACTTTAACGAGGTAATCAAATCTCGTTTCCGTGATACATTCTCTTACTCTTCATTCTCAGAAGGTGAAAAGTTGCGTATCACTCTTTCTATTATGTTGGCTTGGCGTACAGTAGCTAAGCTGCGTAATTCCGTGTCAACAAACTTGTTGGTACTCGACGAAACACTTGATGGAGCTATGGATGGCGTAGGTGTTGAAAACTTAATCGAAACTCTACATAACTTAAACGCTGACGATAACATCTTCGTTATCAGCCACCGCGGTGATCAGTTCGGTGATAAGTTTGAAAGTCATATCAAATTCCAAAAGGTGAAAAACTTCAGTGAAATAGCAGCATAAGGATAATAACAAATGCAACACTCAATTGAGCAACTTATCGAACGTCTTAACGTAATGAAAGATAAAGCAATTCAAGTACATCGACTCCGAAATGAATTTGCTGAGATTTCTGGTAAAGAATACGATAAAGAAACGTGTAAACGCTTGATTGAGGACATTCAAGACTTAGCTCTTGGGATAGCTATGGATCGACAAGGTGATGACATTATTACCGAAATGGATTCCTGGAAGGAAAAATAATTGTTTACAACTGAACAAAAGTGTGGTAATATAGTCTTTGTAATGATACAAGCAGGTGAATATGTCTAAATTCTATACAAGTGTTGAACGCTTCATTAACGATCTCTATGTTCGTGGCTATGAAAATGGTAAGCCATTTGAGCGTAAAATGAGGTTTAAACCAACTCTATATGTTCGTGCCCGAGACAATGCGACACATAAATCTCTTGTTGGCGATGTACCTCTTGGTGCTACTCGATTTGATAGTATGTCAGAAGCTCGAGAATTCTTGCAACAATACCAAGATGTTCATGGTTTTGATATTTTTGGTACTCAAAACTATGTAACTCAATATATCCAAGAAGAATATCCAGGCGAAATCAAGTTTGATATCTCTAAAATCAATATTGCTTCATTCGACATCGAGGTTGATATTTCAAATGGATATGCAAACATCAATGAAGCTGATAAAGAAATCACGTCGATAGCTTATAAATCTTCGAAGTCTGATACTTATCATCTACTTGGTCGTAAAGATTTCGATAAAACAAAGACTATCACTGGCATTGATCCGGAAAATATTTCCTTCATGAAATTTGATACTGAGGTAGCTTTGCTTCAGCGATTTATTCAAATCTGGCGGTCAGAATATCCTGAAGTTGTTACAGGCTGGAACGTCGAGTACTTTGATATTCAATATATTGTTACACGTATCATTCGTCTACTTGGCGAAGAAGCTGCTAAAAAGCTTTCACCTTGGGGCCGCATCAAGCCGAACTCTATTACTAAATTCGGTAAAGAACAACGCACATATAAAATCGATGGCATGACTATTATTGACTATATGGATGCTTTCAAAAAGTTTGGCTATAAGTATGGTCCTCAGGAATCTTACAAACTTGATCACATCGCCCACGTGGTACTTGGCGAGAAAAAACTTGACTACTCAGAATACGGGAACCTTAACGCGCTTTATGAGCAAAATCCACAACTTTATCTCGATTACAACCTTAAAGACACTCAACTCATTCAAAGGATGGAGGATGAGTCTGGACTCCTTTCTCTTGTTCTTACTGTCGCTTACGGTGGTGGCGTCAATTATTCAGATGCTTTCGGCACTGTAGGAATTTGGGAAACAACTATCTATCGTCGCTTAATGGCTGATAAGATTGTTCCACCACTTAAAGGCGGACCTGGTGAACGTGTTGCTGATTTGGTAGGCGGCTATGTTAAAGATCCAAAAGTTGGCATGCATCCTTGGGTTGTATCATTTGATTTGAACTCTCTATATCCACACTTAATGTTGCAATATAATCTATCACCGGAAACATATATTGAAGGCGCTCGTGAATATGTATCTCAAGACATGGTACTCAGTGGTGAATACCAAAACAATACTGAATATGCAGTATGTGCTAATGGTGCCTGCTTCAGTAAGGCCAAGGTCGGTATTATTCCTGAAATCATTGACGAATACTATGGCAACCGTAAAGTTATTAAAACAAAAATGCTTGAGGTTGAACAAGCTCTTGAAAATGCAACAGATCCTAATGAAAAAGCTAAACTAAAACGCGAAGCAAACAACCTACATAACCAGCAAATGGCTATTAAGATTGCCATGAACTCTTTGTACGGTGCAACTGCTAATATTTACTTCTTGTACTATATTAACGACATGGCTGAAGCTATTACGACATCTGGCCAGCTTTCAATTCGATATGCTCAAAAGTCAGTTAATGAATACTTGAATAAAGTTCTTAAAACAAAAGATAAGGACTATATCATCTATATCGATACTGACAGTATCTATGTTAACTTTGGTCCATTGGTCAAAGAAGTGTTTGGCACTACAGACATTGATCGTAAGCAAGGCGAAGAGTTCCTTGATAAAGTATGTTCTACTAAAATCGAACAAGTAATCGAAGCTGGTTATCAAGATCTTGCGAAACACATGGGTGCATACCGACAAGCTATGGTAATGAAACGTGAAAAGATTACAGACAAATCTGTGTTTATTGCTAAGAAACGTTACATTATGAATACACTCAACTCTGAAGGTGTTCATTACGAAACTCCTAAGATCTCTGTTACTGGTTTGGAGTCTGTTCGATCTTCTACTCCTGAAGTATGTCGTGATAAGCTCAAAGACTCTTTTAAAGTCATTATGAATGAAGGTGAAGAAGCAATCCAAGACTTTATTGCAAACTTTAAACAAGAATTCTTTAAGCTTCCAGCTGAAGATGTTGGGCGCAACTCAGGTACTGATAACATCGAAAAGTATATGTCTCGTGGCACTTATAAGAAAGGTTGCCCAATGCATGTTCGAGGTGCTATCCTTTACAACAACGAACTCAAAAAGCATGGGTTATCCAATCGCTATGAGTCGGTAACTTCTGGTGACAAAATCAAGTTCGTGTATCTTAAAGTTCCTAATCCTATCAAAGAGAATATCATCTCTTTCCCAGGAGTCCTCCCAAAAGAAATCGGGCTAAATAGCTACATTGACTATGAAACTCAATTCAACAAAGTTTTCCTTAGTCCTCTTGAGTCCATCCTTGAAGCCCTAGGTTGGTCGGCTGAGAAAACAAATACAATCGAGGATTTCTTCGCATGACAGAAAAAGAACAATTGACAAAACTACTAGAACAGATTAAAGTATTAGAAGAAGAAAAATGCCAAGACAAGTACGTTGAGCCTCTGAGAAAGAAAGCTCACGCTCTTAAAATGAAAGTGGAGCATAAGAATGCACATTGAACATGATTTGAAATTAGACTATAAAGACGTGTTGATTCGTCCTAAGCGTTCAACATTGACTAGCCGTAAGGAAGTAGATCTTAATCGTAAGTTTGCTTTCCGTAATTATGATCCATGTTTTGAGCACGAAAACTGGGAAGAAGATCACTACGATGGTATTCCAATTATGGCTGCTAACATGGATGGTGTTGGTACATTTGAGATGGCCGATACTCTAGCAGATCAAGGAATCTTTACTTGTCTTGTTAAAACATATTCTGAAACTGAACTTGTTTGCTTTTTTGATCCAGAAGATGAAAGTCGATACTTGCCTCGTTCTGATTATGTAGCAATGAGTATTGGTATCAGTTATGCGGATGAAATGAAATTCCGTAACGTTTACGAACAGGTTGGTTATAACCTAAAGTATGTTTGCATTGATGTTGCTAATGGTTATACAGAACGATTCGTAGAATTCATTAAGAACTTCCGTATGAACTATCCGCACATTGTAATCATTGCAGGTAATGTTGTTACCGCAGATCAAACACAGGAGTTAATTTTAAATGGCGCAGATATTGTTAAAGTGGGCATCGGCCCTGGAAGTGTTTGTACAACACGGATCCAAACTGGTGTTGGTTACCCTCAGCTTTCCGCTGTTATTGAGTGCGCTGATGCTGCTCACGGTCTTGGTGGCCATATCATTGCGGATGGCGGCTGCAGCACTCCTGGCGATGTAGCAAAAGCATTTGCCGGAGGGGCTGACTTTGTAATGCTAGGTGGTATGCTTGCTGGCCACGATCAAGGTGGTGGTGAAGTAATTGAAAAATATTACAAGACAGGCGAATGGGTTCGTAATGAACAACAACTTGACGGTACAACTCAGTCAATTACTTGGGAAGACGGTATAGAAAGAAAACAGTTTGTACAGTTCTACGGTATGAGTTCAAAGTCTGCAAACGACAAGCACTTTGGTGGATTGAAAGAATATCGTTCATCAGAGGGAAGAACAGTGTTGACAAAATACAAAGGTGATGTTAATATAACTATACAAGATATTCTTGGTGGTGTTCGCTCAACCTGTACTTATGTTGGTGCTGACAAACTTAAAAGACTTTCTAAGTGTACTACGTTTATTCGTTGTAACGATACTCATAATCGAGTATTTGAAAGTGCGACTATTGGTAATTAGATATGAATGAAGTTGAATTAGAGCTAACAAAAGAAGAATATAAAGAATCTTCTTCTCAAACTAGAGCTCGTAATCTTGCTATGGAATTGTCTAAAGAGCGGAAGCGCCTTAAACAAGAATTAGCAGAGCTACAAACAGAAGTAGAAGATCTTACTCCTACTACTCCAACTGGTACTCCTGATTGGTACGTTAAGTGGTGTGCTACTATTCTTGCGGTAGCTGGCGTTTTTCTCATTAGTGCTAATTTGACTTTCTATGGACAGATCGCGTACATTTTATCTTGTATGTGTTGGATTTTTGTTGGTATGGTATGGAGTGATAGAGCAATTATGATTGGTTCAAGTATTAGTGGAACTGCTGTTGCTATGAATTTGGTAGGAAGTTTAGTTGGATGATGATGGCTAATAAAGAAAAAGGAGTACTTTAAATGTCTGATTGGGCAAATGATATTCGTATGATGCATCTAAAATATGGAGTGCATGATTGGTTTGAAGCTAATAAAGATAACAAAGAGCTTATGGACAAGTACTTGCGATTCCGCTTGTCTATGTGCAAGGAGGAATTAGATGAATCGTTGGATGCAGTTAACAATAAAGATCCTGAAGAAGTTGTTGACGGTCTTATTGATCTTTGTGTTTTTGCTATTGGTACCTTGGATGTATTTGGTGTTGATGCTAACAGTGCTTGGGACCGAGTTTATGAGGCGAACACAAATAAAGAAGTTGGTGTTAAAGAAGGTAGACCAAATCCGTTCGGCTTGCCAGATCTAATTAAACCAGAAGGTTGGGTAGCTCCTTCTCATGAAGGCAACCACGGAGATTTAGATAAAGCTTTGTAAAAGTATTAATATAACAAATTGTAAATATTTTGAAATGTTACCGCAAACATTTATTGTTAACGGTAACATTTTTTTATCAGTTGCCTAAATACAGACATAATATTATTGCAAGGAGGTCCCATCATGTGCAGCTCGTTTGTACGTAAAGAAGCCAACAGGATGAATTGGATTATTAAAGGCAAACTAATTGATAAGTCTTGGTCTGATAAAGATATTGAAGCAACCTATAATTCATACATGAAACGATTATGGGGTAACAACGAAAACTATGTTCATGAAGTCGGGTTTGAACAAGCCTGGAAAGCTAGAGAAGCAGAAGAGTTAGAATCAGTCGCTGTCTTAGGATACGATTGATTTTTTTTTCAACTTTTTTCTAAGTAGTTGATTTCCTTACAAATGTTTTTTCAAATTAAATGAAAAAACAGTTGACAATTGCTGCTACATGTATTATATTATTAGTATAAGGTAAATCAAAGGAAATCAAAATGCTTCTACCAAACGGTTCAATGATCAAAAACGACGTAATTGAATGCTTCAACGCAGCGGTTCAAGACGAATTCAATACACGTCCTGGTGTTGGTACAACTGACTTCTGGAACTTTGTTGAGTCTGACATGTATCAAGGTCTTCGTATGTTCTACAACTCAGAATACATTGACGCTTGTTTCGAAGCATTGGCTGATGACTTCGAAGGTAATCTAAACCTTGAGCGTATCGAAATCTTGAAAAAAGATTTTCTTGGTATGGAGGCATAATTATGTCAGATCTTAAATTTACAACTTGTGGTGATTATATGTCTCAATATGATGAACGTCACGGCGGCCCTTACGATCGCGGATCTGCTGATAGCTACTATGGCCGTGGCTACGACCCTCATTATTACACCGGTGATACGTACCGATCTGTTCGTGTTGAGCT